CACGCACTCGGCGTCGATACTTCTGAAAACAAGCTTCTCAAACTCAACATGGCAATGATTGATGATGTTGCCAAAATGATCACAGAGTTTGTTAAAGAGTATAAAACATTACCCGAAGACCAGCGTCCCAAAGTCTTAATCGTATTAGACAGTCTGGGTATGCTATTAACACCAACTGATGTAAATCAGTTCGAAGCCGGCGATCTTAAAGGTGACATGGGCCGTAAGCCTAAAGCACTAACAGCACTGGTTCGTAATTGCGTTAACATGTTTGGTTCGTTAAACATTGGACTTGTTGCTACTAACCATACCTATGCAAGTCAGGACATGTTTGATCCTGATGACAAGATCTCGGGTGGACAGGGTTTTATCTACGCTAGTTCTATTGTTGTTGCCATGCGTAAGTTAAAATTAAAAGAAGATGAAGATGGCAACAAGATTAGCGAAGTCAAAGGTATTCGTGCAGCATGCAAGATCATGAAAACACGCTACGCCAAGCCATTTGAAAGTGTACAGGTTAAAATTCCTTATGAGTCTGGCATGAATCCGTACTCAGGTCTAGTTGACATGTTCGAGGGCAAAGGTTTATTGCAGAAAGAAGGCAACAGTCTTAAATACACGCTAGCAGACGGTACAGTAATCAAGCAGTTCCGCAAAGCGTGGGAACGCAACGACGATGGGTCTCTTGATAAAGTTATGGAAGATTTTACAAAGTATCCCCACAAAGACACTGCCGCTGTTCAACCAGAAGAGGAAACTGTTGAATGAGTATTGATATTGAAGTTTTAATTGAAACTTACATAACAATGAAAGAATATGTTCCGGCAAAAGAACGACAGGCTGCTGCTGACAACTTAGTGAGTATGCTTGTTGACAATTTGAGCGACAAGGAACTAAGAGAATTTGGTAGCACTGATAGTTATACCAAACGAGCTCTAGAAGAATATCTTGACGACGAAGATGAAGAAATTGATTACGAAGACTGATGTGGTATAACAAAGTAGTTGCAGATCTTGGTAATATACCAGACTTCATAAATTATTATGAAGGCGAACTTGCACAGGCAAAAACAGAAACATTTATACGAGGTAATGTTGAAAAGTCCGCTGCAAATCTACCGGGCATTACAGAGCACAGATTTAACCAGCTCCAGGAGATTGAAGCTGTACTTAACTATCTTAATATACAACTTCGCAAGATTAGACGACGGCATTTTCAAAAGTACTTGGAATCTTATGCCCGAGCTCTTACAAGTCGCGACGCAGAGAAATATACAGATGGTGAGGACGAAGTCATTGACTTTGAAACTATCATTAACGAAGTTGCTTTGCTTAGAAACAAATGGCTCGGAGTTATGAAAGGTCTTGAAAGCAAAAACTTTATGTTAGGTCATGTAGTTCGTCTTAGAACAGCCGGCATGGAAGATATTGTGATATAATGGATTACAAAGAACATGCAAAGAACATCTTGTATGAGTGGGCATTATGCGCTAGTGCTAAACCAAAATATAATGCAGTAGATATTCAAATTGAAAAAGATACGTGCGGTCGTTGGGCTACACATTTAATACATGCATTAAATTGGGGATCTGAGTTAGAATTAGCAGAAGCTTGCCATCAACTTGAATCAAGATTAAAACCACTCAAAGAAAAAATAGTTATAGAGGTACTAACAAATGGTTCCGTTTAAAAACGCATACGAAAGTCACGAACATAGTAAAAAAACTTTAGATCTGTTGTATGGTTATGACAGTTTTCTTGATAGTTTAGAATCAGTAGCCGACTTTGGTTGCGGTTCCGGTTTAGACACACATTGGTGGGCAACTTTAGAAACTCGAGATGATCCTCCAGAGCCACGGAACTATCTAACATATGCAGTTGATAGAGATTTTAAACATCTAGATCCTAATTTAAAAAAACTAGAAAATGTTTATCTAATTAATAAAGACATTGATGGAATAGATGTTCCTGTCAGCAGAGCACTTGATTTTATATGGTGTCATAATACATTTCAATATATTACCAACCCCTTACTGACACTGAAAACATGGAACAAACAATTGAATGTTAACGGCATGTTGTTGATGATTTTTCCACAGCCCGTTCACTATTCCTACAATAGACTTCAAACACACAGTTATAACGGATGTTTTTATAATCACAATTTGATTAACTTGATGTATATGTTGGCCGTAAATGGGTTTGATTGTAGAGATGCCTATTTTTTAAAAGAAGAAAATGATCCATGGCTTTCTGCTGCGGTATACAAAACAGAAATAGAACCCATGGATCCAAAAACTACATCGTGGTATGATTTGGCCGATTTGAACTTGCTGAATGACAGTGTTATGAACAGCTTAAACAAGTATGGTTATGTAAAGCAAGATGAAATAATTACAACCTGGTTAGATAAAGATTTTCACAGACCCAAAGAATGAACGTTGAACGAATTGTAATATGCACTGGTGGATTTGATCCAGTACATAGTGGGCACATAAGCTATCTCAATCACGCCGATCATCTTGGCGATTGGCTTGTAGTTGGTCTTAACTCAGATGCGTGGCTGGCACGTAAAAAAGGAAGACCGTTTATGACATGGCAAGAGCGCATGACAGTGCTTGATAATTTGCACATGGTAGATCGTGTTATTGCGTTTGATGATACAGACGGTACTGCATGCGATGCTATACGTCAAGTTAAAACAATGTTTCCCGAAGGCAAAATTGTGTTTGCCAACGGCGGGGATAGAACCCAAGATAATATTCCTGAGATGATTTTTAGTGATGTTGAGTTTGTGTTTGGTGTAGGTGGCGACGATAAACTCAATAGCAGTAGCGATATTTTAAAGCGTTGGACTTCCGTTGAAGTACAAAGATCTTGGGGAAGTTATACGGTGCTCAATGAAATACCTGGCGCAAAAGTTAAAACATTAACAGTTATGCCCGGACAAACACTGAGTATGCAACGTCATCGACATCGTAGCGAGTATTGGATGGTCACTGAGGGCACTTGTATGATCAATAATGCTTTGCCTGGTGATATGAAAAACCCACCTAAGATACTAGGCAAGTACGACGAATGGCGTGTACCAAAGAACACATGGCATCAACTAACTAATCCGTTTACCAAGCCCTGCACTATCGTGGAAATACAATATGGCGAGCAATGTGTGGAAGAAGATATTGAACGTTTAGATGCCGCTAATCAAGCAGCGCAAGTATAAATCTGCTTGTCTTTGTCTATATTCAATTATTGCCAATATAATTTTACGCATTTGATATCCAATTCTTATGATTTTGATATGTGTATTGTTGTAATAAATGTTCTACATCTGCCGCAGTTTTTGGGTTCCTTGATTCAATGTATTGTTCAACATCGCTTTTGTGAGTGAAACAGTTTTGTAAACGTTGCACTAGACTATTAAAGTCCATAATTTCTCCTTTTGGGTAGACAAGTATTTATTGCAATGCAACACAAATAATCATAATATATAAAACCACTAAATATGTTATTATGCGCGATCTTATAAACATTATTCTTAACGAAGTTACCCTAAGCAAATATGGCCCGGGACAGAAATTTATTATCAGTAATAGCCAAGCAGGCCGGACGCTTTCTGGGGCGTTGGCCAATCAAGGTTTAACTATAGCAGGGCCAATAGAATTAACTAACAAATCCACTGGTAAGGATACTCTTACCATACGAGGTAGTTACGATCATATGGTTCAATTTGGATCCGGGACAGATACTTACGAATTCCGTACAGAAGACGATTTGTACTTTATTGTTCGAGGCACAACAGGAACCATTGAAAAATCTTTGATTCACAGTAAAGAAAGCAAGATTAGTAATAGAGGTGAAGTCAGTGAAGGTATTCTTGGTGCAGCAATGTTTGCTAAATTTACCAAGAGAGAATCAAATGAAGAAGTAGGCGTAGTTAGCCCTGCAGATATAACTAATGTACTTGATAATTTACAGTCTCAAGGAAATGATACTTATAGTGTCACTGTCAATGATGCCAACAGCGATATCGCAGACACCATTAGTTTTGTATTAAGACTAAAAACAGGACCATATCAAGATTTAATGAATCCGCTTAAAAGAAATCTTATTGCAAATGACGTCAACAGTGCAGCGGCCTATGTTAATAGCGCAATGGCCGAACGCTATAGCAAGTATTTTTACCTCAACGGCAAGGCCGATGAAATTAATATTATGGCCGACGGCGCGGCTAGCGAAACTGAAAAGAAGTCGGATGTTTGGGTAGGTATCAGAGATAAAAACGGTGCTATGCGTACCTTAAAACTTAATGCCAGTTTAAAAGTTGGCGGACAAGCACAATTTGGTCAAGTTGGCGGTAGTAGTTTTGAATCAATGACAACATTATTTGGTTATTTTGGAATAGATGTTTCTCCCTATCTTGATAAGTTTGAAAAGCAATCTAAGAAAGATCCTGTTGCCGCTGTAGAATATATGTATAGACAGATCACCGATGATTTACAAGGCAAACTGGCTGGGAATGACGATAACGATGAAGCAAGGTTTGTGGACCAAGTTGCACACGCAGTAACACATTTTGCTACATTAGGTGATCCTAATGTAGAGCTTGTGGACTTCGACAAAGGTGGATTTAAGATTCTTAGATTTAAAAATCTAGAACACAAGTTACGAACTATAGATCTAACAGCTAGTTATACTGGAAAGACCAGACCCGAGATCAGTGTTCACGATGTAGCGAATCCTAAAAATGAATTGATTGCAATTCGTTGTAAAGTAGAAAATAAACCAGCTGGTCCGTATGTGCGTA